GAATTAAAGAAATTAGCAGAGAATCGTATGCTTCTCTTTGATGAACAGCTGATGGAGTTTGCTATGCAGAATTCAGTAGTTAATGAGGATTCAAATGGTAATAGAAAACTCTATAAGAAACGTCATCAGGATAAGATAGATAATGTTGCAGCATTAATGGATGCATTTGTCGCATACAAATTAAACAAAGATTACTTTGAATAAAGGAGACAACATGGACTTCAAGAATCGAATTAAGCATGCTTGGAATGCATTTCTGAACAAAGATCCTACACCACCTGTTGATTTAGGACCAAGTTCATATTATTATCCGGAGCGTACACAAACAAAAACACAAAACGATCGTTCTATGATTAATTCAATATTTAATCGTATTGCGATTGATGTGTCTACTGTGAAGATATTGCAGGCTAAAGTAGATGAAAATGGAAACTTTGTTGAAGCAATGAAGACTCCATTAACAGAATGTTTACAAGTTAGTGCTAATATCGATCAGACAGGACGTGCTCTTATACAAGATGCAGTTCAGCGCATGTTTAAAGAAGGTTGTGTTGCGTTAGCTCCTATAGTTTCAGATGACAATCCAAATGAAACTGGAACATATGATATATACGATATTCGATGCGGTATAGTTACACAATGGTATCCTCGTAAGGTCGAAGTTGAAATATACAATGACAAGAAAGGTACTATGGATCGGCTATTACTTGACAAAGAAATTGTATGTATCATACAGAATCCTATGTATGATATAATGAACTCACCTAGTTCATTGTTAAGTAGGATTTTTAAAAAGTTAGCTCTACTTGATGTTGTTGACAATGAAAACGCTTCAAGTAAGTTAAATATGATTATTCAAGTTCCTTATTCAACTAGATCTCAGCTTCATCAAGATAATGCAGCTAGACGAAGGAAAGAGATCGAAGACCAATTAGTTAATAATCCATATGGTATTGCTTACATGGACATTAACGAAAAGTTAATTCAGTTGAGTAAGCCTCTTGAGTCAAATCTCCTCGAACATATCAAGTATTTGATGGAGACTTACAAGAATCAACTTGGTATCACTGATGCTGTTCTTAATGGAACTGCGAATGAATCAGAGATGAACAATTACATTAGACGTACAGTTGAACCTATTTGTGCAGCTATATGTGATGAGATGAAACGTAAGTGGCTCACACAGACTGCTCGTACAAAAGGGCATTCTATAGTCTACTACTCTGATCCATTCAAGCTTATTCCTCTTACTGACATTGCTAAGTTTGCAGATGTATTGTCTAGAAATGAGATCATGACATCTAATGAACTTAGACAGAAGATGGGTATGCCTCCTTCAGATGATCCAAGGGCTGATGAGTTAAATAATGCTAATATGCCGGACAATCCTGAAGAAGTTCAAAATGAGGTAGAAGTTGACGAGCAGATAACTGAAGAAACTACACCAGAACAAGAACCTGATAGTGGCGAATCAGAAGAAGTCTATTTCGACCCTAAGAACCCTGGCGCTACGGCTCCTAGTGGAACTAATTCATTCTCTTTATTTGGTAAAGGTAATGACGAACAGACTCAGGAAAGACCTGCATTTAGTTTATTTAAATAAAATATTACGAGAGGAGAAAACCAATGAAGGACTACGATTTTAGTGGTTGGGCAACCAAAAACGACATTCTTTGCGATGATGGTAGAATTATTAAACAGAATGCGTTTAAGGATTGCGACGGTGCTACTGTCCCGTTAGTATACAATCACGATCACAAAGATATCGGGAATGTTCTTGGCCATTGTGTTTTAGAGAATCGTGATGATGGTGTATACTGTTATGGTTATATAGATAAAGATTCAACGGCTGGTAAAAATGCTTTGAGTCTTATCAAGAATGGCAGTATGAAGTCTCTCTCGATTTATGCTAACAAACTCAAGGAAGTTGGCCATAATGTTATTCACGGTATCATTCGTGAGGTTTCACTGGTTCTTGCTGGCGCAAATAGCGGTGCTGTAATCGATACAGTATTAGCTCATGGTGTTGATGCTAGCGATGACGGTGATGCTGTAATTATATACGCGGGTGAAGAGAATCCGATCTGCCATAGCACGACCGACGACTCCGGATCTGATGAATTCAATCTTGATGCTGCAATTGATTCGATGACAGAAGATCAGAAGAAGGCAATGTTGATTATGGCTTCTATGATGGCTGAAGATATAGCCAAGGATAATGTTTCTCACTCTTCGAAAGATGACAATGAGGAAGACGATGAAGATGATGATGAGGATGACGACGATGAGGAAGATTCCGATTTAGAGCATTCAAAGGATTCCGCAAAAGATGAAGATGAGAAAAAGAAATCATGTTCGCACTCTTCAGATGAAGAAGAGTTAAGTCACGCTTCTGAGTCCAAAGATGATAAGGACGAAGACGATGATGACGATGAAGATGATGAAGACGACATTGACCTCGAGGATGACGACGAAGACGACGATGAAGATGAGGAAGAGTCTGAAGAGGAGCCCGAGGGAAAAGAAACAAACACAAAAAATCAAAATGACAAGGAGAAAAAAGAAATGAAGCACAATTTATTTGAAAACGAAGCTCAGGGCGATGTTCTTATTCACAGCGCAGAGGCTTGTGCAGAAATGATGGCAGATGCCGTTAAGTTTGGTTCACTTAAGGATTCAGTAATGGCTCATTCAGCAGATTATGGTATCGATAATATCGATCTTCTGTTCCCGAATGCAAAGAATTACACCACACAGCCCGAGTTCATCAAGAGAAGAACTGAGTGGGTTAATGAGGTTCTTACTGGTGTTCGCCAGTCACCTTTCAGCCGTGTTAAGACTATCTTCGCTGACATCACCGAGGATGAGGCTAGAGCTAAGGGTTACATCAAGGGTAACCGTAAGGCAGAGGAAGTATTCACTCTGTTAAAAAGAGAGACTACTCCTACTACCGTTTACAAGAAGCAGAGAATCGATCGTGATGATATCATCGATATTACTGATTTCTCAGTTATCGAGTACATCAAGCAGGAAATGAGAATCATGTATGATGAGGAATGCGCTCGTGCAATCCTTGTTGGTGATGGACGTAATCCTCTTAGCCCTGATAAGATCAAGGAAGCTAACATCAGACCTATCTGGACAGATGATGACCTCTTCACAATCAAGAGATCAATCGCTGTTACCACAGCTACAACTGATTCTAACCGTGCTAAGGCATTTATCAAGAACCTTGTTAAGGCTCGTAAGCTTTACAGAGGTTCAGGTAACCCTACACTGTTTATCCAGGAAGATCTGCTTGCTGACATGCTTCTTATCGAAGAGACCAGCAATGGTATCGACACCGGCCGTCTGATCTATGATTCTATCGATAAGCTTAAGAATACTCTTCGTGTTAGCAAGATTGTTGAGGTTCCTGTATTCGATGGCCTCTACAGAATAGACAATGGCGATACAAAGTACCTTGCAGCAATCCTTGTTAACCTTAACGACTACAGAACTGGTCGTGATAAGGGTGGCGAGCTCAGCTTCTTCGATGATTTCGATATCGACTTCAACCAGCAGAAGTACCTTATGGAGTCAAGATTCTCAGGCGCTCTTGTTGTACCTTATTCAGCAATCGCATTCGAGTTTGTTTACAATCTTACTCTTGATGTACAGGCTAAGGACACCACAGCTGTTGTACTTGGCAAGCAGGTATCTGAGCTTCAGGAGAACGTATATGTTAATGATAACTCTGTACAGGGTATCCTTAACTATGTTACCGGTTATACTCAGTTCTCAGGCAATCCTGAGGAGCAGGAAGGACATTACCTTGCACTTCAGTTTGAGGCTTCTGAGGGCGCTGTTGTTAAGATCCAGACTATCGGTGGACTTAATGATGAGAAAGTCGTAACTCTTGATCAGGACATGGATGCTGTTATCTATGTTAAGTCAACCAAGGAGAAGCTTAGAATTACTTGTGAGCTTAATGGCGATGTTCTTCAGAAGACTCTGTCATTCAGCGGGCTTAAGCTTCTTGCTCAGTGATCAACTGACTGTCTAACTAGGGACTTGGCTTAATTGCTGGGTCCTTAGTTTTACAAAAAAAACACTTTACAAAGTAAACTGGACTACTCACGCTTATAATGCAAAGTGTTCATAATCAAAATGGAAGGAGGATGAGATATGAGGTATTGTGCTAAACTTGGTTTCAGAGATACTAAGGAAAAATTCGATGCTGACGGAAATCCTACAAGTATTTGGGTCGAAGTAATCACAGAACGTACTTACAAAGCTGATGTTATCAATAACACTTATCGTAATCAGCAACAGGAAAGTGTAAACGATAATTATGTTATAAATGTTAAGCTTAGTATGTTAGCTTGTGATGCATTTACCATATCTCATCTTAATTCTATCATTTACTGTGAATGGCTTGGACATAAATGGAAGGTAACTTCTGTAGATATTCAAAGACCTAGACTCATAGTAACATTGGGAGGTGATTACAATGAGGCCAAGAATGGATGTAGACCGGGTGTTTAGATCTTTATGCCCCAATGTATATTACCAGACACCCGAATCAATGAAGTTGAAGTATCCCTGCATAATTTATAGCAGGAGTACTATTAAAACTCAGAAAGCTGATAACAGATCATATGTTTTGAATGTAGCTTATGATGTAAGATATGTTACAAAAGATCCTGATGACCCTGTCGTTATTCAGTTAGCTGAGTTACCGTATTGTAGTCATGGTAAACATTATGTAAAAGATAATTTGCATCATGATACATACACAATTTACTAAAATAAAATAAGGAGGAAACAACCATGGCTAAACTTACATGGGATGCGGCAGCGGATCGTATATACGAGACTGGTGTCGACAGAGTAGTTCTCTTTCCTATGTCCGGTACAACTGTAGCAGGCGAAGAAACAGCTTATGATGCTGGTAAAGCTTGGAACGGTGTTACAGGTATTACAGAGTCACCTGAGGGTGCTGATGCAAATGATATCTACGCAGATAACATGAAGTACCTTTCTCTGATTTCTGTTGAAAACTGGAAGGCAACTATCAAGGCTTATACATGGCCTACAGAGTTTAACGCATGTCAGGGTGAAATCGAGTTCAACAATGGTACTGCTAGAGGATTATTCCTTGGTCAGCAGCCTCATATGAAGTTCGGTCTTGCTTGGAGGACAATCGTTGGTAATGCAGTTAAGGGTGATTCCTATGGTTATAAACTTCATGTTGCATATGGTTTGACAGCAGCACCTTCAGAGAAGGATCATGCAACTGTTAATGATTCACCTGAGGCAACAGAGTTCTCATGGGAGCTTAACTCAATTCCGGATGCATTCGTAACTACTACTGATCCTCGTACAGGTGATGTTCTTGCTCCTACTTCACATATCGTTGTAGACAGCACACAGAATCCTGACGGTTATGCAGCTCTTGAGGAGGCATTATTCGGAACGGCTAGTACTACAGCATATCTTCCTACACCTGACGAGTTAGCAGATATAGTAACAGTATAATGAAAGGAGAAAGACATGGCAGCTTTAACATGGGATGCTGATGGTGAGAGACTGTTTGAGACAGGTGTGGATCATGCAGTTCTTTACCTGATGAATGACGATGGCACATATGGCAATGGCATTGCATGGAATGGTATTACCGGTATTACCGAGTCACCTGAAGGTGCAGATGCTAATGACATTTATGCTGACAATATTAAGTATCTTTCTCTGATCTCAAAGGAAGACTGGAAAGGTACTATCAAGGCTTATACATTCCCGAAGGAATTCAATGAGTGTATGGGTAACTTTGGTGTTGGAACTACATCAAGTGCACTTGGGTTCAATGCTCAGGTTGGACAGCAGAAGAGAAAGAAGTTCGCTCTTTCTTGGAGAACTCGTCTGGGTAATGATACTCTCGGTGACGCATTTGCTTACAAGATCCACATCGCTTGGGGTCTGAGTGCAGCTCCTTCAGAAATGGATCATGCTACACAGAATGACTCTCCTGAGGCACAGGAATTCAGCTGGGAAATCAGTTCTATTCCTCCTCAGACAAGTGCTAAGGTTCCGGTTGACGGAACTACTACAGAGTCTACAAAGGTTGCAGTTCAGCCTTGTGCGCATGTATTTGTCACAAGTAAGATTGTTACATTTGACGGACAGCCTGATGTTACTAATACTAAATTGGCAGCACTTGAGGCATATCTGTATGGTACTAATGATAGCGAAGAGGGCGCTGCTGATGGAACAGATGCAAAGGTTCCTACACTTACACAGCTTATCAATGGCTATGCTACTGGTAACTATGCAGCATAATTTGAAAATTGAATAGTGAATTGAGGGGCGGCTTAAAATGAGTTTGCCCCTCTTATTTTTTTCAGAAATTTTTTGAAGGAATCAAATCAAAATGAATACAATTTTGGGCTTAAAATACAAGTTCAAACGTTAGAAAAGGAGACAAAGTTATGCTTAAGAAAATAATTAAGTACACAGATTTCAATGATTTACCTCGTACGCAGGAGTTCTACTTCTATCTTTCAAAGAGAAAGCTTCAGAAGCTTAATGCTAAATATGAAGGTGGTCTTCAGGGACAGTTTACAAAGATAATTAATGACTATGACCAGAAGGCACTTCTTGAGACATTTGACGACATCGTTCTTACAGCTTATGGTATTAAGTCTGAAGATGGAACACAGTTTATCCAGACAGATGAAGTAAGATCTAAGTTTGAGAATTCAGCAGCATATGATGCATTATTTGATGAACTTACATCTGGCGATGACGCTGCAGATAAGTTTGCAGATTTCCTTAAGAAGATACTCCCTGCTGAGTTACAGGCACAGATTGCTAAGGCTGATGCTGAGGGCAAGTCTGCAGATATGCCTGAGATTCTTGCCGAAGTACTTAAGGATCAGGACGCTGCTAAAGATAAAATTGTAGACATTAATGGATGAAAACGATAATAGTCAAAGCATTTAGTGTGTTCGATGAAAGGACCGAAACATTTATTAAGGTCGAAAAGGACACAAAACTTCGTTTGGAAAACTCACTTTGGGCTATCGCTGAATGGGAAAAGAAGTATAAAAGGCCTTGGTTTCCAGATAAGAAAGCTAGTGAATCTGCTAAAAAGAAATATGAACAAGAAAAGACTCCGGAAGAGATATTGTATTTTGTTAAATGCATGATAACTAATATTGAGTTTGATGAAATAGATGATAACCTTCTTTATGGTCTTTCAGAACAAAATTTCAATGAAATTAAAGAATATTTAGCAGATCCACAAACGGCATTAAAATCAATACCCGAAACTAAACCTGATAAAAAAGCTAAACCAGATCAAGTAAGATTTACAAGTGAACGAATCTATGCTTGGATGATAGAACAACGAATACCATTCAGTTGCGAATTTTGGAATATTAATAGATTACTTAATGTTATACAAATAGTAAACTATGACAATACTCCAGATGATAGAAAGAAGTCAGCTAAGCCATACGAAATTGCACAAGACTATGCACGTATTAATGAGCAGCGTTTAAAAGCATCCGGTAAGAAAGGGTAATAACATGATAAAGTACACTAGTAAAGGCAGTTGGAAGAAAACCAGGAGTTGGCTTGATAAAGTCAGAAGGCATAATCCATATTTAGAAACTTTACGTAAATATGGAAAGCGCGGAGTAGAAGCCCTGAGAGACAACACCCCTGTCTTTACTGGTGTTACTGCTGAATCTTGGTACTACGATATAATTGAGGAAGAAAAGGGTGTTTATAAGTTGATTTGGTGTAATAGCAACCTTGAAGAAGATTGGTATAATGTCGCACTCTACATACAACTTGGACATGCTACTGCTTCTGGAGCTTGGGTTGAAGGTGTTGACTATATTAACCCGGCATTAGCACCAATATTCAACAAAATGGCTGATGAAGTTTGGAATGAATTCAGCACAAATTAAAGATAATATTTTCGTGAAGGGAGGAAACTCGATATGGTCGATATAGATGAACGAGTCGTCCAAATGAAATTTGACTCTTCAGATTTCGAGAAGAAGTCAAAAAATACGTTGAGCATACTCGACAAATTACATCAGAAGTTATCATTTAAAGATGCTACTGATAGTGAAAATGTAAGTGCAATTACTGCTAATGTAGAAAAGATTGCTACTAAATCATTTTCAATTATTGATCGTGTAATCGATAAAATACATGATAGTATTGCAAATAAGATAGTTAATTTCCTTCAAGAAAATACTATTGGACAATTAAAATCTGGTTGGTCAAAATTTGCAGATATGACCACTTCTGTTGCAACTCTGAAATCACAGGGTTATGCAATGGAAAAGATAACTGATCAGTTAGAGAGACTTAATTACTTTACAGATGAAACTTCATATAAGTTTACTGATATGGTAAGGGAAATTGGTAAGTTTACAGCTACTGGTCAGAGTTTGGAAGATGCAACTACGGCAATGATGGGTATTGCAAACTGGGCAGCACTTTCAGGCAAAAATGCAAATGATGCTTCAAGAGCAATGTATCAGTTATCACAGGCTCTTGGTGCAGGACAGATGAGGTTACAGGATTATAAATCTGTTCAGAACCTTAACATGGATACAAAAGAGTTTAGACAGAATGCTATTGAAGCAGCTATAGCTGTCGGAACTCTTAAAGATAATTTGGATGGTACTTATACATCACTGGTTAATAATAAAATTTCATTTAGCTTACAGAATTTCTCAGAGTCATTAACTCAAGGTAAATGGTTTAATACTCAAGTAATGATGAAAACTTATAAGAAGTATTCTGAAGCTGTAGACGAAATTAGAGATATTTATGAGACAAAAACCTTCTTTGATGCACAGGGTAATGCAACTAGATTAAATACTACTGCAGATGCTGTTGAAGAAGTAAAACGAAATAATGAATACTTAATAAAGAAATTCCAAAATACAGAACTTGATTCTACAAGCATCACAAAATTATTAAATAAATGGAAACAAGTTGAAAAAGTTACAGCTAGAACTGTTGACGAATATGCTGAGATAAATGGATTAACAAAAGAACAGGCTAAAATTCAAATGCAAGAACAGCAAAAGAATTATGCTGAATATTTGAAAGAATATGCCGAAACATTTAAAGATGCTGAAAAATCTGCTGAAGATGCATTAAGTGAATGGCATACATATGTTTCCGAATTTGGTATTAAGGCATTCTTATCAGCTCAGGAAGCTAAGACATTTACTGATGCAATAGATTCAGCTAAAGATGCTGCGTCAACTGTTTGGACGACTATTTATACTAATGTATTTGGTAATTACGAAGAAGCAAAAGAAATTTGGACAGACTTAGCAAATGCATTATATGAAATATTTGTTGAAAGACTTTGGAGCCTAAACGATATATTTGAATATTGGAAATCTGGTGGAAGGTCTGCTATGGAAGCAGAACTTAAAGAATATGAGAATGAATTAAATCGTTTAAAGAAAAAGTCGATGAAAACAACACAAGATGCTGAAAGAATACAATTTTTACAGAATCAAGTTGAGAAATTAAATGACGAAATAAATGCTATAATTGTTGATGGTCAAAGAACCACAACTACGGCTTTACAAAAGACTCTTGACGATTATAAAACAGAGTTAGATCAATTAAAGAAAAAATCAGATCCGACATTAGCTGATCAGGAAAGAATAAAGTTTATTCAAAATGAGTTGGTTAGACTTAATGATCAAATGGAAAATACTGTATTTGCAAATGGACGTACAATATTGTTCCAGGGTATTTATGCATTTGGTTCTGGCTTAAAGTCGATCATATTAAACTTCCGTGAAGCTTGGGACGGATTATTTGAAAAGAATGAATCTGGTAAGAAGTTACTTTCATTTAGTGAAAAATTTAGAGCATCGATGTTCCAGTTTTACACAATGATGAAAGAACTTGGAGAAAGTGATTTCTATACAAATATTGCTCAAAGTATAAAGAATATACTATCACCATTTAAAGCGCTTGTACAAATAATAAAGGCTGTAATTGGTCAATTTATACCTGATAGCGAAAATACAGTTAGTATACTTGTAAGGATTTCTGAAGCAATTAAAAACTTAACTGAAAAACTTGTACCTACACAAGAAACAATAAATAAAATTGCAAGAATACTACGAGGCGCTGTTGCAGTAATCAAGTTTGTTGGAAAAGTTGCATATGGTCTTTGGAAATCAATTATTAGTCCTATACTTTCAGCAGCATGGGAATTATTAAGTTCAATTATAGATATTGTTCTTGATGTCGCTGCAGCTATTGGAGATGCTTTCTTTGCATTTGAAGAAGGTATAGGACCGATGGAAGCTTTGGGTGCTGTTGGTGAAACACTTAGAGATATTTTACTTAGTATAGTATATGTATTTGCAACAATTGTACGTGAAATTACTAAGTTTGTTGCTCCAGTATTTAATTTCTTAAAGAATACTATTGGAGATGTAATCAATAAAATAAAAGGTTTAGTAAAATCCGACGGTAAGGGTGGTAATGTATTAACAAATATTGCTGATGGCTTCCATGATATGGCTGATAGAGCTAAGAAAGCTTGGCATGAAGGAGAAACTTTAGTAGATGTATTCAACAGATTCAAAGGCGGATCTGGTATTGGTAACTTCTTACAGATGCTTGGTGCAATGTTTGATAATCTTATCACAAGAATTGGTAGAACTGTTGTTGCTATCTTGGGTTTAGATGAAGAACTTGCTAAGTCTAAGATTGGTGAAGGAATACAGTCTGCAAAAGATATTATTGTTCAGGCATTTGCTATACTTAAATGGCTTTACACAAATGTAATTAAACCAGTATTCTCAATATTCTTTGAAGGTATTAAGAATTCTCTTAAGGAAGTTGGAGAAGCATTTAGATCTGGTGACATCAATTACTTCTTAGATACTTTAAAGAGATTGTTTGGTACAATAAGTAGCATGGAAATTGTTAAGTTAATTCGTATGTTGCTTAGAGTATTAGGATCTGGTGGATTACTTAAGATATTTAAGAATGGCGCTCAGGCACTTAAAGGTATTTACAAATACTTTAGTGCTAAAGCTACTAATGAAATGTCTTCAGCATTAATCAAAATGGCATTAGCATTAACAATTGTTGTTGGTGCGATGACTGCTTTAACATTCTTACCTCAGGATAAACTTGAGAAACTTGGCGGATTATTACTTTCAGCTGCAGTTGCCATGGGTGCTATGATGGTTGGACTCATGGGAATGGGAGTTGTAATGAAACTCTTAGATAATCCTTTAAGAGGCATTACTGCAATGTTCTGGAGTATGACCGTTGCAATGCTTACAACCATATTAGCAATTCGTGGTATGGAGAAAGCATTTGGTGATTTGTGGACAGTTACTCAGAAAGGAACTGACGCTCAAGGTAATCCGATTTATAGTAGACGTTTTAATTGGGATGCTATGTTAGAACTTGCTGGAGCAGCATTAGCACCTGTCTTAGCAGTATTTGGTGTATTGTTAGGAATAAGTTGGGTAGCTAAGAAACTTAATGCTGGTACTGCATTAAAGACATTTGCATATAGTGTTGCAGGTCTTGGCATTGGTATTGCTGCATTAGCACTTGGATTTAGAACATTAATTCAAGTTATCAGAGATTCCAAACCTGAAGAGGCTGCAGCTGCAGTAAAGATAATAATTGTATTATTAGCAGTATTGACACTTGCCGGTATTGCATTAAGTCGTTTCTCAGGAACAATGAACGGCTGGAAATCAGGACTTGGTGTTGCTATTGCGATGGCTGGTATGATGTTAACTATATCATTAATTGTTATTCCTTGTTTGGATGATATGGTTAAGAATAGAGACAAATTCCCTCAGTACTTGGAAGCTTTAAGTATATTTGCTTTCACAATGTTATCAATTAGTGCTTCATTATGGTTGATGACAGTTGGTACAAAGGGTGGATTACATATATTAGCAGCTGGTTTAGTATTTAACAATATGACAAGAGTCATTTCTAAGATGCTTTTACCTATGCTTCAGACAATACAAACAATAGACTTTGCTAGTGCTCTTAGTGGTGTTGCTACAATTGGTTTATTAGTATTGTCATTAAGTGGAGCAATAAGACTTATTCTTGATGGTCTTGCTAATATTATAACGTCAGTTAGTAAGATCAATTGGAAGAGTTGGGCTGCTATAATCGTTTCAACTGGTTTAATGGTTGCTTTAATAATTGGTATGATTAACCTGTTCGAAATGGCTGGAATAGAAGTTAGTGCTGGTTCAATATTAGCACCTCTTGCAATAGTTGCAGGAATTTGCTTAACATTTGGAATATTTGTTAAATCAATTTCAAAGACTCTTGGGTCTGGCGATAAGATGAGACAGAATGTAACAAAGGTATTTACATCAATATTATTAATGCTTACAGTTGTTTCTGCTGGTATTATAGGTATTATTGCAGTTAGTGGTGAGTTATTTAAGGGTAATACTGAAAATGCTTTACTTACTATTGCTGCATATTCCTTATCAGTAACATTAATAATATTAGCTTTAACTTCTCAATTTGCTAAATTAGTTTCAAGTTTGTCTGGTACAATTAAAGATATTAACAAGACAGAATTTGAAAGAGTAATGCAAGTAATTTCAATAATGATGAAATTCATGGCGTTAATAATGGGTGGATTCTTATTGAATACTATTGGTGTTGGATTAACTTACTCTAATCCTATGACATCATTGGCACCTATACTTGGATTGTTTGTTTCATTGTTAATATTCTTGCCCACAATGAAGGCTGTTCTTCTTAATTTGTTTGATGACATTCTTGAAATAACAAAAGATATTAATGAAAAGAAACTTGATCAAATAATTGAAACTTTAAAAGTAATGCTTACATCAATTGCTGCTATAGTTGGTGTAGTTGGATTAGCTGTTGTTGGAGTTGGAATTACTTATGGTAATGGTTCAGAATGGCAGTCAATAATTGCCTCAATTGGAATTGTAATAGCCGTAATTGGTTCAATCTATGCTGCTAGCAAAGCATTTGACATAATCGGTAAAATGGTTAAAGATAAAACATTTACTAGTGCTGTATTTAAGAAATTTAATACTGTTGTAATTATTATGGCTGGTTACATAGCACTAATTACAGGAGTATTAGCTATTGCTATAAATTCAATGTCTGACAGAATTGGTATAAACTTTGCTAATGCTGTAATAATTGTTGGAACTATTCTTGTTACTACTCTTGCAATGTCAAAGATGTTTAGTGATTTACTTAATAGCATTGGTACAAAGACCTTCAGTAAAAATAGACTTATTGCTTTAGGTTTAGTTTTAGCAGGAATGGTTGTTATTACATATGAAGTTTCTGAATTCTTCCAGAAAATACATGATTATGAAGTTCTTGATTGGACTACTGGTTTATCATTTGCTATTGCTATTGGTGGTTACTTGTTAGCACTTGGTTATGCTATGCAGATGATTCTTAGAGCAGTAAATGTAATGCCAATGAATGCTCAGGCCGCTAATGTTGTTGCACTTTCAATGCTTGGAATGATTGGTGTTGTCGGTATGTCAGCACTATTAGTTAATAGCTTATCTAACTTGGCTGGTGTTGATTGGGAAACTGCAATTGCTGCTTTAGGCGGCATTGCAATAATAATGCTTACCTTATCAAGAATAATTGATACTTTAGTAATGACTTCTGCTATGCCAATGAATATTACAAATATACTTGGTGGCGTTGTAGTAATGTTTGGAGCTTTAGCAAGTATTTCATTATTTGCTCCTTCTATCTTTAGTGCATTTAAGCAACTCGAAGGTGTAAGTTGGGGAACAGTTGCACAAGGTTTACTTGTTGTACTTGGTCCGTTCTTATTAATATTCGAGGTAATTAAATCAATGTCGTTTGGCGGTTTAGGTGATGCATTTGTTGTAACTGCAATCAAAATAGCTTTAGGCATTGGTGCTATTACTCTTGCACTTAGAGCATTAACTCAAGTTGGTTTCTTAATCAAAGAGTTATTTGGTCTTGGATCAGGTGCTGGTAGAGCATTCCAAGAAGGCTTCGAAAAAGAAGAAGGCATTAAATCTCCTTCTAAAGAATTTGCTAAAGATGGTAAGTATATTGTTCAAGGTTTGGCTCAAGGTATAAAGAAGAATCAGAAAATAGTTGGTAATTCTGCTAGTAAATTAGGCGATTATACTAATGATAGTTTCTGTGATTCTCTTGGTATTGCTTCACCTTCAAAAGTATTCTATGAGAATGGCCGTTTTGTTGTTAGAGGATTTATTAATGGTATTAATGATGAATCTAATAAGAATAAACAAGCTGGCGCAGATATGGCTTCTGGTTTCGGTGAAGGCATGGATGACGCAATGGAAGGCTTTAAAGATAAATGGTCTGGACTTTGGTCTGATCTTGGAATGGATACTGATATTGCAAATGCAATGAAAGAAGGAACAAAGGATCTTCCTGGTATTCTTGAAGAGTCAATATTTGGACCTACGGAAGAAGCTCTTACAAAAGAAGAAGAAGCTAGACTTAAAGAACTTGAAGGTATGGCCAGTGCTATGGGCCCTGCATTCGCTAATAATTGCCCCGATCTTTATAAAGAAATGATAGATCTTCAAAATAAGAGGGCTAAAGGTGGTAAGAATAAATTAACTGGCGATTTAATGCAAACATTCACTGATTCTCTTTCTGGTGCCCTTGGAAGTAATACGGTTATTGATTCAGTTACTGGTGGACTCGGTACTCTTAAAGATAAAGCACTTGGTTGGCTTGGTGAAAGTAAAGTCGGTCAGGCAATAGCCGGTATATTTACTGGCGATGATGGTACTGTGGATAATCTTGAAGATAATCTTCTTGGTGAGAATGGGGCTATTTCTAATACAATTAAGAAGATAACTGAAGATGGTGGTATATTAGAAGCGGCTAAGAGTCTTGGTGAGAAACTTGGTGATACTATATCTGATGCACTTAGTAATACATTTAGCTTTGATTACGGTTCTGGTAGTTTATTCGATAAAGCCATGAGTGCTCTTACTGGTGAAGGTAATAGACAGCGTAATGAAAAGAACTTCCAGGATTGGTATGATAGATATGCTAAAGAATACCATTTAGAGTATGATACTGAAGAAGGATTTGCATTTTATCACAAAGTAATGGCTGGTATTAGAGAATTTGGTAACGAAGGCGTTCTTGATATTAGTCGTTTCAAAGAATATGCAGATAGTTGGAATGATCTTGGTGCTGCTTGGAAAACTGTAGATAAATTAAATATTTCAGATGGTTTCTTTGCTCTTGGTGAAGGTTCTGGAAGTTTCAGTTCTTCTGTTGTTCGTGATATGACAACAAAAGAGCAACAAGAAACTTATGAAAAATTTCTAAATTATATAAAGAAATCTAGTGGACTTAACTTTGGTGGAATACTAACAGATGAAGATGCTGAATTAGATAGAATTCTTAGGGAAAATATGTTTAATTCAGGCTTTGCGTCATATGTTGGTGATGTGTTCGGTGAAGCATTGGCTAATAATCCGGATCTTATTAAAGGTGTGGAAACTGGCCTTAATGGTAATAATTATCGTTTAAGTGATAAAGGTAATTACTTATTAAAGAGAATACTTCTTGAAACTTCTAGTAAATATACTAGTGGTCAAAGAATTGGCTTAAGTGATGATTATGTTGAAAAGACATTGGCCGGCTATGGCTTGTATTCGGAACAAGAGCAAGAACATTTGCAAACATTAAATGACGATGTTAAGAATCTATTATCTGAAAATGGTTATACTAATATTGCTAATCTTACAAAGAGTGAACTTATTGCTGTTAGAGAAAAAGCAGCTAAACTTGGTTTACTTGATGTATCAACTGGTTCAATAAAGACTGGTATTGATAATGAAAATACCGCATTACAGACTTTAATAACTGAAGTTGCGATTATTGCATCTAAAGTTGATAAAGATAAAGTATATGACTTTGATGTATATGAGCAAGCTAAATATAATAGAGATCAATATAAGAATGCTACAGATACTTCTACAAGAGCATATTATGCTAATCAGAAAGAAATGTTAAAGGATAAAGCTCTTGAAGATTATAATAATACTATTGCATTTATGAAAACTACAAATTATGGTATGCTTACTGATGCTCAAAAAGATATTTATAAACAAAAGAAAGCATTCTATGAAGAATACTATGGATTTGGAGTTGCAAAAGCACAAGGCGAAACTAATGGCTATGTAGAAACTGTTCGTGATTATGGTAGACCGCTTATTACAAATACTGAAACTGAAACTCAAGATGCTGTTGCTAAAGTAAATAAGATAGAATCACCTTCGAAAGTATACTACGAATTTGGTAAGTTTAATGTCCTTGGTATGCAAGAGGGCTTCTCTGATGCATTTGACATGTTTAAGAAAATTTCATTAGATGAAATTCAGGATCTTAATGATGATTCTAAACTTGCTCTTACTGCAATGGTTAATTCACTTGATGATGAAACTATTCAACCTACTATTGCACCTATTTATGATAGTAGTACATTCACAAATGGTGTAAATATGATAAATGATACGTTTAGTGGATTAACAGATCGTGCCGATGCTACTTCTAGATCATTTGTAACTGATACACCAAACTATAATGGGCCATTAGCAACTTTAAGTAAACAGGTCAATGCCTTAACTGGAGTTGTTAGTTCATTTATGAGTATGGTTGAGACTGGTGAAATAGTAAATGTTAATATTGAAACTGAGTTAAATGACGATGCTATTTATGATAATGTAATACGTATCAATAAACAGCGTTTCAAAGCTTCTGGTAAAAATGGATTTATGATTTAATGAAAGGAGGAAATATATAAAATGGCAAAAGCAAGTATAGTTATTGATGATATTACTCCTGGAGCAAATTCAGCTGTAATCAAATTTCATTTTAATACAAAAGCTGCATACAAAGTTATACCAAATGGAGGTATACGATTACATTATAGTACGACTGGAACTGTAACTGGTGATTCTCCTCATGTAGATATAAATATTACTACAGAGAATTCTTACTATACAACTGAAAATGGAGTTAATGTAGAATATACATTTGTAAATCCTACTTATGAAACACAACTTTGGATTCAGTTAAGAATGCAAATTTGGACAAATGACGATTCATGGCATAGTTATTATGCTTCATATCGTTATCCAAAGAATAGTGGAGAATTAATAGAATTTAAAACTACGCAACATGAAAATGAATTATTTATGATTGCAAAATATTCTAATCCAGTTACAGTAACAGATGAAGATGGCAGTACATATACAACATATACAAAAACCTGGGAAGATTATACTAATTGCATTGCTTTACCTTCATATGATATTAACTATGAAGATATAAATGAAGATTGGGATGATGCTAACTATGTTACTCATAGAGTACGAGTAAGACAACGTATAAGCGGTAAACTCAGTATGTGGTTTAGTAATCTCCCGCAATACAATCGTTTCATTGATTTACTTAAAAAAAGTAAACAATGTAATGGCAATGGTACAGCTTATGTTGAGTTACGACTACAAATAAATGATGATTTGGATGAAGATACTGGTACTAGTGTAGATAATAGAAAGTGTACATTTACAACTGGTTTATTCTTCATCAAAATGGATAGTAATCCATGGGTTGCTCCAATATTTGGTCATTATGACAAGTATCAGGCAGTTAATCTAACTATTCAAGAAGCTTAAAGATTTTGTAGGGGTGGTTCTTAATTGAGCCACTCCGATTTTTATTTAAGGAAATGTATTATAAGAAAGGAATATGTTATGCGCTGGAACTATAACGATAATTTCAGAGATCAATTTGAAAAAGGCGTGCATAGAGACATACTGATAGTTCCGCACGCAACAAATGTACAAAAAGTTACTGGAAAACCGCCTATTGTAACAAGTAAAATTCCTGTAGTCGATCAGAAAACTGGTGTTCCAGTTTCTCCTTCAGAAATGCAACCTGTAGCATTTGTTATTACAAACGAAGATATTTATAAAGAAAAGTTTGAATACAGGTATGCTTTAAATTCGGGCGATGATTTGACATTCACTTCATGTGAAGCTGCAATGGTCAAATTTACTATAAGAAATAAGAAAACGTATAATCCTGAAAAAGATAGATGGGAGTGGGATATACCAAATCTTCAGACATATATAATCGAAGATGAGGAAACACACAGACAAGTTCTTGGTGAAGTTCTTGCTCACTATGTTATTAAGGTTTATACTTACATTAATGGTGATTCTGACACCATGATTTATCTCGGAATGTTTACAGTAGAAGAGGATAAGATTTCTTCAGATGGATATTCAAGAGAGATAACCGCATATGACTTTATGGCAACATTAAGAGATATGGATATCGGTTTATGGTATTATCACTTATTTACTGGTATCAATAAACTTGATGATGACTATAAAGATTATTTAGCTGATTTGGAAAAAGCTGGTAAACAAGGAGCAGAAACAAATAAAGAAGAAGGAAAACATGATGATCCTAAAAACTGGATTAAGGAATATGAACATAATCCTGATGGCTCTTATGTAATAGATCCTGAAACTGGTAAACCTAAAGTTGCTAGAACTAGGGATCGTAAACCTTGTTGGACAATTGGAGAAGCACTTAAAGATTTATTTAAGAATTTAGCTGCTTTTGCTCCGGAAGCACCTACTGTAACAAATGATAAGGATTATTATTTAAGTGATGAGAGTCCTTATACAGGTTATGGTATGCCAATTATGCTTGATCCTGATCTATTCGATTATTCAAAAGATTATAATATTCCTACTACAACTGGAGATAATCAGTTTGAACAGTATGGATATTTGCAAATACTTGAATTACCATTTTATCCTGATTCAAAGATAATGGAAAGTAAAACATTATCATGTGGTAAATTCTTGGAAGATATTGGTATGCTTGCAGGTAGGTATCCTTGTATTAGAACTGATAAATTACAAGATGATGACTATGTAACTCCTGTTGAGACAAATCCTAGTACATACTATAGTACTTATGAAAAATGTATATTAACATTTAAACCTTTACCTAAAAATGATTCAAAAATCGTTGCAAATAACTGCATGGATAATACAGATATTGTTAAAGGTTTTCAACATGATTTATATGATGTAGGTACTGTATGGATTCTGGAAGTTTATAATAGGTTTAGTAGTAAGGATCCATTTATGAAATATGCGAACCTTACTAAGAAACAAAAAGAACAAAGAAAAGCTAATCCGGATTATCAATATAAAACTTTTGCTATAGCTAATAATACATTTACTGATTACTTAGCTACAAGTAAAGATGATGTTCCTGAGAAAGTTGGAGATGATAAAATCTCATATAGAGATAACTTTCCATTTTATAAAGGAATTATTGAACTTCTTGATAAAGGTAATAAAGATTACCAATATCCTGAAGGATGTATACATGGTGCTAAACCTTATATAGAAGGAGATTCTGGTAGTAGCGCATCAACAGATCATGCTTTAATGCACCCTTGTTATGCAAACATCAAATACAGAACCTATAGACCTTATGAGTTAACAACTTTTGCAGATCCTGTAAGAGATGTTGGTGATCGTATACATATAGAGTTTGAAGACCGTGTTACTGGAGAACATGACGAGTTTGATACCTATATATTGGAACGTAAGTTATCCGGTATTCAGAAGATGATGGATACTTATACTTCTAAAGGTTCATCTACATCAAGTAGCTTTAGTGATTACAAGACTAATACTCGATATAATTCTAATGCATACTCAATGCAAACTTATGGGTATTACAAGAGTGGATCTAGTAGTGGTGGAGGAACTAATCTTACTGGCATTACAACAAATGATTTCTGTGAGATTATAAGAAATATTGGTTTTAGATTACTTGATGAACCTACAACTGTTATGGCTAATTTCATTAGTGCTAGTGGAAGTGCTGTATATGATGTAGTTATTTATGATTTATCATCTACTGAACCTGGTGAAAGTGAAATACATGATAATGATACTACAAATCCTATTCATGTAGACATTGAAGGAACTATAACTGAGATTAATGTTTCTGCGGGTGATTATGTAAGAAGATGGTATCAGTATGGTGATGGTGTTGAATATCCAGAAGCAGTAGCATGTCCACTTTATGTATTCGATGGTTCAAAATGGGTATATGCTGGTGATTCTGATTATGGCGGTACTAATAATATTAATGAAGCAAATATGGAAGATAGCAGTGGTTGTATAACTGTTGCTGAGATAAACAATGGTTCTTTAGTAGAAGGTTCCACTGTAAGCTCTTTAACTCTTGGTACTTGGTTCCCACCAGATTATGATGAAGAATCACCACGTACCGAGCCATATGTTAATGAAAACTATGTAACTAAAACTCAATTGGATAGCACTCCTTATTATGCTTATGGAGCAATTTTTGATTCTCAATATGTTGGACCTGGTACTACAGCTTTAACACCTCCACAAACATATGTTCCGCATTATGGCGATTATATTCATTTTTGGAACACTTCATTTGATGGTACTGATTATCATCATGGAGACGATGCAGAGTATATATATCAATATCCTGGTGTATGGATTAATGATAGTTTAACCCATTATCCTCGTAGAGTAGAACTCACAACAAACCCTCACGTAGAACTTAAGTGGACAGATCCTGTCGATATTACTACATGGGAACCCAAGCCTTGTGCATGGGAAGGAACTATTGTTGTAAGAAAAGAGAATTCTGCTCCTTTACATCGTTGGGATGGAGTCCTTATAACTGACAGTACAACTAGAAATGCTTATCAAACTACTGCTTTAATTGATGATACTATAGAACTCAATAAGGTATACTATTATGGTATATTCCCTTATTATACAGCTATACAAGATGCTGAACATCCAATTAAATACTATAGATTTACTAAAGTTGTAAGAGTAAGTACTGGTAAGTCTGTAGATGCTCCTGAGATTCTTTCAATTGAGAGAATTAGTTAAAGGAGAGTGATTTTGGTATGGGATGGAAATGGGCAGATAATATTGATGAATTAACTGGCGAGCCAATGAGTTCTAGTGGTCCTCATGTTAATTGGGAATATATTTTAAGTCATATTACTGGAACTGGAAATTCTACTATTGGCACTGATACTGGATCTGAGTATTTACCAACTGGTGGAAGTGGTATTTATAAGTGTACTGGTGATGAAGTTACTATAACAACAACTTATAATTTATATATAAGTAATTCTATTAGTGGTACTACAGCACATTATAGACTAGGAACTTCATCTAATACTGGACGATATGGAAGTTCATCATGGAGACCAAATAGTGGTTCAGTTAATTATATATCATTTAGATTTGCAATTAACGATGATACTAAAGAAGCAGTTCCCATATATTTATGTAGTTCAACAGCATCATTAGTTGTTGCATATGAAAAATGTTCACGAGCATGGGCTCGAAAAGAATTATATACTATTCTTACAGAGCATATTAACACTGGCGCAACAGTTAGAGTAAACTATGCTTTACCTTCTGATCAAAATTACACATATGCTAAAATTGTTTATAAGAAAGATACAAGACCTGATAATGAAGAAGATGGTGAGTCAGTTACAATATTAAAAGATGAATCTTCTATAGATATTACTGGTCTTGATGTTGGCTCAAACTATTGGTTTACAATATTTACTGACAAAACACAATCTGAATCTGTTCCTTTCTTAATAGAGAAATTAACTTAAGTTTTTCTCAGGACTCAAGGTTTATGAAGAATTTCTTTTTAAGCTTTGAGTCCTTATTGCTTTTATTGGTAATTATATAAACTTTATGTAACTACTAATAGAAACAATAAAAGGAGACGATAAAATGGGCAAATCGTTAATAATCTATGCAGATCATCTAACTTTTAAAGATGGTATATTCACTTGGATAAGAAACTTTTGTACAATGCTAAATAGTGTTTATGATATTAAAATAGTATCAAAGATATTTAGAAAAGACATAAAAGAAAGCTTATCTAAGTTAACTGAAATTGAAACATGGAATGAAGATAAAGAATACGAATCTGATATATTACTTTATATGGTTGACTTTGTTGAGTTTCCATTAAATGTTATCGGTAAAAAAGAATATAAGATAGTTCACTGTGATTATACAGATGTAAAAAGAGACTTACCTGATATTAGTGGTAAGTTTATAGCTGTTTCTGAGACTGCAGCTAAAGGTTTTACTGAACGATTTAATAGACCTTGTGAATATTTGAAATCTGTTGTAACTGATGAAAGAAAAAGACAAAGAGTCTTAAAACTCATTAGTTGTTCACGAGTTTACAAAAATAAAGGTCTTGAAAGAATGTTTCAGTTAGTTAATGAATTAAAGAAAGCTAATGTAAGATATATTTGGTATAACTTTACAGAATTGGATAAAGCAGGAATTGAAACATTAAAGAAAATTCCACAAAACGATATATTCTTTATGCCATCAATTGACCATGATAGGTTAATGGATTATATAGCAGATTCAGATTACTTAGTTCAGTTATCTGATGCTGAAGGTTATTGTTATGCTGTGCATGAAGCTCTTGTTGTTGGAACTCCGGTTATTGTGACTGACATTTCAACTTTTCGTCAGGAAATTCAAAATGGGGTAAATGGATATAAAATTCCACTTAATATGAGTTATATTGATATCGATAATATCGTTAATAATATACCCATAGTTAACTATTCACACTATGATATGTTTATCGATAAAATGAAAAAGAAATGGACTGAGTATTTAGGAATATAAGGAGAGTGTTTATTATGGTTATAGAATATATAAGCGCAAGCGGAAATAATCGTCGCCTTAAATACGTTTGTCCTATAAATCCAATATCAAGTGTTAGTGGCAAAACTACTGAAGCAACAATAGGCGGAACTACTTATACAGTATATAATTCATGTATATATGGTAATTATTCACTTGATGGTGTACTATTATTTGATCAAGAGACTTATATTGAAAAATATAGTTATTATTCAAATGATTGGCATCTTTCTGAAACTTTTCAAATAAATTATCATGATCATAATATATATGCTTATGGTTGTATACATTATAGTACAGTTACTGTGCTTCATATATTAAATACTGAAGACAATACTCCTAGAAGTAATCATATTTTTGAAAATATTTCACAAATGATAAGTTGTGAAGGAGTTAAGCAAGTTAATTTTTCTGAATCATTTGAATATTGTACGACTCCTTTGACTCCAGCAACAGCAACAGTTAGAGTAACATGCAATATACCAAAAGAACCAGACTATAAATATATAAAGCTTACTTATAAGAAAGATACAAGACCTGATAGTTGGGAAGACGGTTCATCAATCGATATAACAAAAAATGCAAGAACTATAGATATTCCTGGACTTGACATTGGATCAAATTATTGGTTTACTATATTTACTGATATAAATGAATCAGAAGCAATTCCATTTACAATTGTTTAAAGGGTGATAAAATATGGCTAAAGTAAAAGTAAATTATTACATGCCCGAAGGTACATATAAATACGCCAAAATCACTTATAAGAAAGATACAAGACCTGAATCTGTTAATGACGGAACTTTAGTTAATATTGATGTAACTAAAGATTCTGTTGACATAGACGGACTTGATGATCTTTCTGATTATTGGTTTGCTATATATACTGATATTAATGAATCTGAGGCATTTCCATTTAGTATTGGACCTGCACCAGTTGTGCCTACTCTTGGTGAAATCAAATTGTTCAAGAATGGTAGAATTTGTAGAGATGATTGTTTATTTGGTGATCCTTATGTTTCTGCTGATTACATTAAGACCGCTTATTGTAATTTAACGGCATCTGGTTATGAATTATATGTAGATGATGATGAAGATAGTCATCAATTTTCATCAGCTTCAAGATATAATGTCGTTTTTACAGCGAATAGTGAATCTTATTCTACTAGAGTATTTAAACCAATTGTTTATACTGGTTCACAAGAGTATAATAGTAGAACTGTATTAAAGAATAAATTAAGAATAAAATGCGATGCCAAAATTATAATTCCACCAACAGATTCTGGTTTTAAAATAAGACCAGAGTTTAGAACAGCATCTTATGCAAAAAGTTCAAGTGTAACTGATTCAAAATATATTGCTAGATATTTTAGTGACCAAACACACATAACTAATTTACAATGGATAAATTCTAGTCCGACTGAAACAGTTACTATTAATGAAACTGGTATTGAATTTGAATTAGAATATTGGGATTATAATACTGAACAAGGATATCCAAATTTAGAATTTTATTTAAATGCCATGGATATTGCACCATTTAGTGTTAAAGTTACGGTAACAGAAATAACTGCTGTAATTAATGAAGTTGTTATACCAAGAGATGACAGTCAATTCTATATATTAACTTCAACTTCTGGTACCACAACAGTTAAATGGACAATAAGTGAATTAGAACAAGTTGTTAATAAGTTAGGATTTAATTGTTTCTTACTTGAACCTAGAAGCGGAACGTATAGTAATACAAGATATTGGGTTGTACCATTTAATATAACTATGCCAGAAAATTTATATACTGCAAGAGATAGATATATGACTGATGCAGATAATTATTACGCATTTGGTATAGAATCAAATGACACATTATCTTCTTTACCAGCATATTGTTCTGATACGGATGCATTAAATAAGTCATTAGTAAAAACAAATACATCTGTTACATTCAACTTTTCTAAAACTAAAGAAGGGCATACTTACAAATATAGAAGAAGTTCTTATGCTAATGGAAGACAAAGTTTTGTATTTCATGGTTCTGGTTATAAAAAGATATTTATTAATGGTAAAGATTGGAGCTAATTATTTGAGGGCTTACTAAAAAATAGGTAGGCCCTCTTTTATATATGAAAGGAGTTGAATGCCTATGTTTCATACAAATTAATGAAAACCCACACAAAAACTTAGTAGACGATTGTGTAATTAGAGCAATTGCTACAGCTACAGGAAGAACTTGGGATGATGTCTATCTTGATTTAATGATAGAAGGATTTACCGAGAAAAACTATCCAAACTACAATTCTATATGGTGGTCTTATTTAGTTGATAGGAATTGGATAAGATATTTAGTAAAAGACACTTGTCCACTTTGTTATACTTTAAAAGACTTTGTTAGAGATCATAAATATGGGATTTACTTAGTTGGTGATGGAAGTCATGTTGTCGCAGTAGTAGATGGTAATTACATTGATACTTATGATAGCGGCAATATGAGCGTGTTGTACTACTTTAGAAAGGAGAAATTTTAATGAAAGAAGAACAAAAAAGTAATAATATGGATATGTGGCTTTCTTTAATGACCGGATTATTTACTACTCAAAGTGATAATACAAGATTAGCCATGTTAGAAAAAGAAGTTGCATATTTACATGGAAAGATCGATGTACTTGAGAAAGTTGTACTGAAAGGAGATGATGATAATGGTACAGAATCCGTATTATAATCAACCAAATTATTACATGCCTCAATATCAAAACTTACAAGCACAACAGAGGCAAGAACAATTTGACCAAATTTATTCGAGACCTTATAGTTATAACTTTGTTAGAGATATTAATGAAGCTAAGAATTGGCCTACAGCTCCAGGTAATCATTTAGTATTTGAAGATCAAAATGGAATGTATTTTTATACTAAATCACTTGGATTTGGTCCAAATGAAAAACCAATATTTGTAACATATAAAAGAGAAGACTTCGTTGAGCAATCTGAGTCAAATACTCAAACTGTTGAACAAAATCCTCTCAAAGAAGAACTTGAAAAGTACCAGAGTTCTACTAAGTTAGAATTGGATTCACTTAAATCTGGTATTGAAGAATTAAAGGAACTTATTAATCAAAAACCTCACTTTAATAATAATAGAAAAGGAGGTAAGAATTAATGAGTAATCCAATTAATATGTTATTTCAAGTAATGAAAGCTAGAGGAATTAACTTACCTTCAAATATTAATATGAATGATCCAAATCAGATCTTACAATATTTAATGCAGAATGGTAAGGTAACACAAGACCAATATAATAGAGCCTATCAGCAATATAGGTCGATGTATCCACAAGGCAATAATAATTCTAGGCAATAGTTTCCCGTTAAGTCATGACTAGACGAAAGGAAATTATTTGAAGTAATTGGTTTCAATACCTATTAAGAATTATTAAAGCCGGCCTAAGAATTCTTATAAAATAATTCAAAATGGGTATTAAACATAAAAAAATATTTTATAAGGAGGATTCTAAAATGATAGGATCAGAAAACAATGGCATGTATATGCCCGTAGCTCCCGCTTATATGAGCGGATGTAACAATGGTTTTGGTGGAGATTGG